TGTATCTCCTAATCTCCAACCAACTCCATTATTTCCTGAATCACCATCATTAGATTTAATTTTAAAAACCACTTGCCTTCCTCTACCTCTTATATGAGATTGTTTTGTTGTTGGGCCAATAGTGGAAGTTGCTACAGAAGAAAGACTTTCTCCAGGAAAGTTTCTAACTTTAGTTTCTATATTTACATTTGTTGAAGAGTCAGTTGTAAGGAATTTAACATCAGGTATTAATTTTTTTATAAAAGAAAAGTTCTCACCATCTTGTATATCTAAATCTCCTGATTCAATAAACACATTTTGCATTTCGCTACCGTCATCATTAAAACCAATTTCGTGTTGATACAAATAATTATTTGCAGTAGCTTGTGGGTATGCGGAAACTCCAGTATCTAGCCAACAAGTTCTTGTAAGCTGTCCATAATACCAAACCGCTTCTTGATAGTTGTAAATAACATACCTATCGTTTTCTTGAGAAGAGCTGCTTGGATAGAACCAACCAATTTCAGAGTGTTGTTTGTTAGTAAAAGCAAAAGTTTTAAAAGCTTGAGTTGTATTAAAATCTGAAAAAACATAATTTTTTACAGTACAAGGTAACTCACTTACAGATCCTTTATACACATAAAAAGCATCTTTACCCATAAAATAAACACCTTCTGGCCCATTTACACAAGCGTTAGGCCCCATCAATCCAGCAGCTTCATCAATTAGGTTTATAGCAAAAACCAAAGGCGGCCCTATATTTGTCATACTATAAATTGAAGTGTCTGTAAAAATAACAACTTCTTGTCTAGCTTTTATTCCGCCAACAATCTGAGAACCTGATGAAAGTCTTACACTACCTGCGGTATTAGTTGTTCTTGGCTCAAAATCTAATAAATCCTCTGCTGAAGAAAAAGCAACCAACATAGGATCTAAATCTCCTGAACGAACTCCTCCTTCTATAGGATCTGAGCCTAACACTATCAAATGTCTATTGGTTTCAGAAGTCAATACTTGTATGGCTTTAGTGGGTACTAAATTTGCACCTGTTATAGAACTTAACTCTACAGCTCTTGTGTTTGTACCTGTTGACTCATCCCACCTAAATATACCGCCTCCTCTTACAGCCATAACTAAATCTTCTCCATAGTTATCTTGCGACCATATTCTTAATTGGTTAGCAGATGACAGAGGACTAGACGAGCCCCAACCTCCAGCACTCCAAGCACCTGAACCCCAACCTGTACCTTCTACAAAAACATCAAGTCCACTCACAATTTGATAAACAGCATTTGCACTTCCGCTAGTGTTATCAGTATTAGTAGCAGTAACAGCGTTGCCACTTGTATCAACTGCATTTATAAAATATTCATTACCGTTTGTAGTGGATATAGATTGTATTTGATATTCTTGATTTAAAACTGCAGCAGTTATGTTACCGCCCAAGGTACTAGCTCCGCTATAAGTTACAAAGTCTCCAGGATTGGCACCATGTCCAGAATCAGTTACTTTTATTGAGCTAGAACCATTAAGCACTTTTGTAAAGCCAACGCTACCTGATACTGTTTTTCTTATAGGAGTTATATCGTTAAAAGTAGCACCTGATTGTATATAAAATTTAAGATGAGTCCCTAAACCTAAATATCTTGTGCCATCTAAAGCAATCCAATTAAATATTGATCTAGCAGTACCTTTAAAAGTTTCAGCTATGAGTTTAGCCCAACCCCCAAATTTTTCAGGTAGTCCCATCCTAAATCTAACTAAATTACAATCAAACCAACCTCCTTCATTAGAATAAGAAGTACCTTCTCTATCAATACCAGGTTTGAATTTATATTTAATTAAAGCCATTTTTTATTTCATCAAGAGCATTATGTAAACTTTCTTTTGAATTTATATTTTTCATAAGAGAGTCTTTAAAAGTTATTTTTGTTCTTTTGCCATCCTTAAAAATTTTAAATATTATTGTATTGTATTCCAAACAATAAAAAGCATAAAGGTCAACCATACCTTTTTTATAGTCTCTAATCTTCGTATTAGCTCCCCTACGCATGTCAAAGCACCAATTAACTCTTTTATGAGTTTTATGGCACATTTTCTTTATAGAAGAAGTTTTTACTTGACACTTGTACATAATGTCATTTATTTCAAATATTATGTCAGCATGACTACCATGTGGTAAAACATGAACGGTATCGCTTTCTAGACTTAAAAAACTAGCTACAGCGTATTCGCCTGATCTTCCAATGCGTTCTGTTTGGCGTGTCATCAAAAAGGGTATTCATCAGACTCCATCATTTTTGAAAGCCTAACAGCTCTTTGACCTACTTGGCCAGCCCATCTGCTGTTTAACATTTCTTCTGCGGCTTTAGTAAAATTTTTGTTTTTAATATGCTCAAGTGTCTTTTCAAATTTAAACAATCTGTTCCCCATATTAAAATACATATCAATTAAAACAGTTTTTCTTACTTCTGATAGTTCTGAAAAAAAATCTAATTTATTTTGTAAAACATTTACAGATTTATTTACATCATTTTTAAGTAAATATTCTGCTTCCTCTTCTGTAATACCTCCGCCTAGTTTTTTATCTATGAGTCTGCCAAAACCAATAGTTTTGTAGCCTTCACTACAATCGTAACAATGACTAACAAAGCCTTCGTGAAGCTTTAGCAGATTTAAAAGTTCTTGCATTAAAAAAAGATAATTTTTGTTAGAAATCCTGTAATTCCCAAAAATATAGTCAAGGAAAAAATTAAACTGTTTCTTATCAATTTGTTTAAAGACATTATGCCATTTTCAATATTTTCCAATCTTCTCCAATTTTCTCGCCAACGCTGTTCACAAGCAGCTTCATGTGCTGAAAGCCTTTTGTCAACTTCATTTACTGTAGATCTTGACATTAAAAATAATTCCTTAAATAATTTTTTAAATTATTCCAACATTCTACTGCTTTCTTATCAACATGCCTATTAATGTCTGGTCGTACTATTTTAAGTAAAATTTTTCCTGATATTAAAGTTAAAATTGTCCAAAATATAATTTCCATATTTACCTCCTAAACAAATGTTAATGTATGAGTTGGTATTACGCCAGCGTTACTATATATTCCACCACCAGTTTTTCCCATAGCTTGACCATAAGTATTACTCCAACGTATATAAACTATGGAATCTGCATATATGGAAGAAATAGTAGCATTACTTAAATAGTAACTTCTTGCTGGCCCATAGGTACCAGTAGAAGGATCGGCAGCAGCAGTTCTGTTGACATCAATTCTTGAAAAATTCATGTTATTAGGATCAGTAGTTATTTTTGATCCGTCATTTGTTTGAAACATAATATCTAAACCTCCCCCTTCGTAAGCACCTATACCATCCGAGCCCCCTCCGTTGGCAGGAAAATTATAAAAGGAAATATTAGTGCCAAAGTTTAATCCTCCATTAGGATTACTGAGAGTACCACCAGTACCACCGCCTGAATACCCATAAAAATCTGGCCCGCCATAACCACTCAAGTTTGATCCTGCTGATTTAGTTACTATTCTGTTTGAAGCTGAGGTAGGAATATTTATTGGATATTCTGATTGTGCTCCGTAAAAATTATTTATGTCAATACTAGATCCAGAAACAGTGCTAATAGTTTTACCAGCAGCAGGAGTTAAAGCTCTAATGTCAGTATCATTTAAACTACAAAATGTTCCAGAGACAGAGCTTCCAGCAGCTTCTATATGTATAGCGTTCAAACCTAAAGTACCGCTAGTTGGTAGAGCCATTTTTTAAGTCCTCAACTTCTTTACTTAAATCTTTGATAGCTTCTATTAAAAGCCCTACTGTATTGGCATACTTCATAGATTTTACTGTGCCAAGTTCTTTGTCTTCATGCTCATTCACTAATTCTGGTACTACTCTTTCTACTTCGTTAGCCACTACTCCTATCTCTTTTGATTTATTTTCTTTTCTAGTAAAGTGTACGCCTCTTAATTTTTTTACTTTATCTAAAGCATTTTCAATTTGATATATGTCCTCTTTGAGAGCTAAATCAGAATATGCACTAACATTACCATCAGCAGTAAAATTACCTGAGTTGTCTAATGTGGCTCTTTCTGTTGAGCCTACATAAAACTCTATGTGGTCAGTTTCATTTTTAATTCCTGTTGCACTTGCTCCTCTTCTTACTTCGTTAACATTTTGTAAAGTTAAATTACTATCAGATGAAGAATAAGCGTTGTTTAATTGTGTTTGTGCATTAGATGAAAGCGTATTGATGTATTGAAACTCTGCACTTGTTACTGAGCCATCAGCTATTTTTGTAGCGTCTATTTGAGCAGTAGCTTTTATGTCAGCATTTACAATATTAGTAATAGTGTTGCTGTCAGAGTCTATAGTTTTGTTAGTCAACGTGTCTGTACTAGAGGCTGTAACAAAAGCACCTCCGTTAAAAGTTGCACTAGCACCTAAATCTATTTTTTCAAAAAGATCATGTACTACTGCACCCGAACCACCTCCATCTAAACCACAACCTTTGGTTTTACCGTTAGCTATAGTTACACTTGCTCCTGATCCCTGTGAAATCGATATAGATTGACCGCCTGATGTAGCATTTTCTATAAAAATTACTTTAGATACTGTATTTGGTAATATTGTTAAAGTTCTTGTTGCATCTAAAGTGGCACTTGAAGTAACTTTTAAATAAAAAGCTCTACGTTTATCTGACTGACCATTTTGTATAGTTACTTCTTTATTAGCGTTTGCGTCAAAAGTAGCCTCTGTTTGATAAGAGAAAGCCTCTGCAATCAAGCTTAAATTTGTATTTGTCGTAGTACCCCAAGAACCAATTTGTTCTCCTGTACCCATTTCCTCCAATCTTAAATCATTTTCATATGAACTAGCCATTTTTAACCTCTGTTAAATTATAGTTAAATTATTGTTTTTAAGCTACTTCTTCCCAAGAAGGTGTTTCTGAATCATTTACGTCTGACCAACTAGGCGTTTGAGTGCTAGTATTTTGACTAAAATTGGAACTTTGATTTTCACTTGCACCTGACCAACTAGGAGTTTGAGTATTGTTAGTTTGGTTAAAATTAGAGCTTTGACTCTGATCTACATCTGACCAAACTAATACTGTACCTACAGAACCAATAGATTGCACTCCAGCTATACTTGCATTAGCTTTACCTATAAATGTTGTAGTTCCTAAAGATCCTGTAGAATTAACTCCTGTTAAGGATATGTTATTAGATGATTTTTGCACTACTGTTCCTAAAGAACTTGAAAGGGCTAATCCGTTTAATAAAATTGAAACGCTAATTGATGCTGTTGGCGTACCTAATGATGTTGTACCAATTTGACCTGATACGTTTATATTGTTTACGCCTTTTGGTATTACAGTTCCTAAATTTGCAGTAGCTACTAAAGTAGTCGGAGTAACATTAGATTTAGATATAGTACCAACGCTACCTAAAGCAGATTCCCCTTCATCAGCCAAAGGTATTGAAACATTTGCATTTGCTGTAATGCTTACGCTTACTGATCCAACATTTGCTGAAACGCTTGGTAAAATTGCTACAACACTACCATTTACCCCTAAACCAGAAACAGAAGCTGTTAATGCCGATAAAGGTTCATCAGGATTATTTCCATAATTACTAACTATGGCATTTGCAGTAAGTCCTGGACTGCCTAATGCTGATGTACCTACTTGACCAGAAAGAGTAACACTTGCTCCAGCAGCAACAGTAGCTGTACCTAAAGCAGAAGTTCCTACTTGACCTGTAGGGTTTATGTGAGCTAAACAAACAAAAGTAGTTGTTCCTAAATTTGAATTTGCTGCTAGTCCACTAACAGAAACATTAACAGCACCACCTGTAACTCCAAGAGCTGAAAAAGGGGCTTCTGCAATAGCGACATTACCAAACATAATTAATTATAAAACTTTTTGTTAAATTCTTTTCTCAATTTTTTTTCTTCTTTAATTTTTTTGTAAAACTTTTTATCTGCTTTACTTGTATCTAACTTATAACCAGTCATTTTGATCTGTAGGGTAACGCAAATATCCTTTTACTTGAGTTATTTCTAAAGTTTTTTTGTCATAAACAAATCCGTAAATCCATACAAAATCATCTTCTCTGCTTTCTGGTATAGGAAAATTTAATCCCTTCTTTTCACAAAACTCTTTCATAATTTCTTTTGTAGTTACAAAAAAAACATCATATTGGTCTGCTTCTGTACCATCTTCATTAAATATTTTTGCAAAAAAGAAAGTTGTTGGTGCGTAAATAGGAACTTCTGGCCTTGGTATAAAAGTATTAGGATATTTTTGATAATTGCTAGTGTGTTCGGTATCTTTAATAACTAATTTAAATTGTTTTTTAGCTGTTACAGTATTGTATTTTATAGAGTGCCAAACATGATAGTCATACCCAACATCAGGTACTTTAAATTCATCTAATAATTCTTGTGAAGGTAAATTATAAACATTGTACCAACTATAAGTTTTTTCATGTGTGTATGGTGGTCTTAAAGGAGCCTCTTCGTGAGCTGTGTAAGTACCAATAATATTAAATCTATTGCCTTTCCATTCTTGGTCTTTACCAAATATTTTTTCTACTTCTTCTATAAGTGGTTTAGCTTGATGTAATCCTATATTGTAATCAGTTCTAACTAATTTTTTATTTACATAAACTTCGTCATAAGTTCCTGTAGTCTTTGGAACAGGAAAATTCTTATTTACATTTTCTCCTAAATCCCCTTCTTTAGCAGGTACTAAAGTTGAGCTATGTAAAAATTGACTATATTCGTCTGCTTCCCAATGTTTTTTTAAATATTCAATATTGTTTTCTTCAATATAAACTTCGTTTTCTTTTTCTTTTAAAACATTTTTACTATCTGCTTTGCTATACTCCATATAAACCTTTTCTTTATGAACAGGGTGAGTTAAATTTATAATTAGTTTATTAAAAGGTACATCTTCATGGTCTATATCAGAATCAGTACCCACCTCTGCTGTTTTTGATTTTTGTAATTTAATTTCACTCATCTTGACCTACGAAAGACTACTGTGGTAGTAGAACCTGTAGCAGCAAAAGGAGCATAAGCAGCTGTATCATTAGTAGGTGGAGAAGTAGTTGAAGACCAGTACCATTGTGTTCTTCCACCACTTGTTTCATAAGTAGCGTCAGTTCTATTATAAGTTGATGAACCTATAACAACACTTTTAAAAGCCGTATCGTTATTAGCTACACTTCCTGCTGAAACTCTAACTCTTATATAAGTAGTCGTTGAGCCTTGTAGCCCATGAACTACTAAATCATTAAAACCATTATTAGAAAAATAATCTGTATCACTGGATGGGCTTACACTTCCTATATTACTTGCACCACTGGGTGAACTATTCAAATATCCTCTGTATCTTTGAACAGTCGAACTGTATTGTCCTGTTGTAGTTATATTAGTCCCACCTGTAGTCATAGATATAGTAAAATCTTTTGCACGACTATAATAATCACCCCAAGCAGTTTGTGCTCCTGAACTTTTATTAGCGATTAATCGTATATCTGAATCATTTATTGAACATTGTGTTCCAGAACCACCACCTGCTTCAACGTGCATTTGATTTAAACTTATGGCACCTGAACTTGGAGTAGCCATTACTTATCCTCTAGTTCTTTTACTCTAGCTTCTAGTTCTTTAATAGCTTCAATTAGTAATGGAGTTAATTTTGCATAATCAACAGTCATATAATCTTCGCCAGATTTAGACTCACCTGTTTCAGAATCTGTATCAAAAGGAGCTAAGTCTACTATTTCTGGTAATACTGCTTTAACAGATTGTGCAGATACACCTACTTGTTTTTTATCTTCAGCATGTCCTAAAGATTTTGCGAGTTCATTTTCTGTAAAATAAAAAGTTTCAATTTGTCCTACTTTATCTAAAGCATTTTCTATTTTGCCCTGTTTATCTTTTAATCTTTCATCTGAGTAATAAGCT